GCTTTGGTCGGCATGTATTCCTCCGTCTCTTGTTCTCCGCAACCGGCCAACGTGAGGGCGTTGTCCACTTGCCTGCGGAGTTCTGATTGAAGCGGAAAATCATCTTCCGCCCCCATAACCTTGTCCCTCATCGACTTCAAAATTTCGCCTAACTGCTTCAACTTCTCTTCTGCGTGTGCGTCAACTTCCTTCTGCTTGCGGAGTGATTCGAGCTTTGCCACGAACCGCCCGCCCCTTCCGGCCTTCGTCACCGCGTCAACACTTTCAGCCTCGGTAATCCGGTCAACCTGGTTCCAGATTTCCCCGTCCAACTCTACTTCTCGGCTTTCTCCGTTGGCGTTGATTGAAAGCCCGTCGTAGTCTTCTCCAGGATGCGTCTTTGAATACTCGATGCAGTCCTGGATAATGCACTCAAGAAGGTCGCCCGCCTCCCTGCTATTAATCGTAAGGTCGGCCCAAAGAGCCGGTCCATCCGGGTGAACGTTGTCAAACCACCCGCCCTTGTCCTGCACCCGCCTTTCGGGCTGGCTTTGATCCTCAATCAGCGAGGAGTGATTCAAGAAGCAGGGTTTCCCCTCAAAAGCCTTTGCCGTCACCGGATCGTCAATGCAAGCCTGGGTGTATAAGTGCTTGTCCCTAGGATTTCCTTTTCCCTGCGTTAGCAAAACTACCCTGTATCTCTTTCGCCCCTTTGCGTCAGTCTGTAAAACCTTTGCCTCGCTGAATCCGGCCAGAGTGTGGTTACACTCGATTAACTTCTTGGTCTTTGTGAGAGCCACCTTGAGCCCCCCGGGGCACAAAAAAAGGGCGGCCCCTCCGTTTTTTCGGAAGAGTCGCCCTCGCGTTATTCGCTGTCAGGCATTAAGTTTTGGCTACGGCTAAATCCTAGCCCCACTCGTGGTAGGTGTCAAACCTTTTTTATACATTGCGCTTAAAGCGTCCGGGGCCTCGCTCATTTCCACCTTTAGGTCAACAATTCTGTGAGACTGAAAACGCATGAAAATCCCGCAAAACCCATGGCTTTTAGCCACTCTTGCGCTCTGGATTATCTTTGCCACTTCCTCGCTCGTGAGTTCGTCCACTCAAAACCCCTTGTAGGTAATCGCTATTTCGTGCCGTCCCGTGGGTAGAAGTCTGGGTACTGAAAACTGCGCTTTCAATGCCTTACCCCACCCCTTGAAATAAAGTATACGGTCCATAGTGGCCATGAACATCTGCGTTGATTCAGGATTCATCATCGAAAGTTTGTGCATGTCCGTAGTCAAAATGTCTTGGAGCGTGTAGGTCTTGGCCCTCGTAGTTTCGATGACCATGTTTCGGGCCACCATCGCTTCGTATTTCTGCTCGTTTGTCTTTTCTTCCTTGGTCAAATCCCACGACATATTTTTAAGTCCGTCCATGAGAGGCAGTAAAATCGTTAGCTCCTCCATGGAACACTTTTCCTTATTCGCCACATCGGACGCCACAACGAACAGGCTCACGAACATCTTTTTCCACTCGGGGTTATCAACAAACAACTTCATCCGCTTGTTGTTTTCCTGTTGGAGATACTCGTGGAAAAGTCCTTCACTCATAGGTCACGCGCTTTGTAAGAATTGGGATAATTTCTCCTGGCCCTGTTTCTAGCCCGATTCCTGCCACCCTTACTTTAAGTGTTCTATCGGTTAAATCTTCTTGGATTGCATCTATTGAACCTGGCAAAAGATCAAGAAACCTTTCCAATTCGGAAATCTTTACTTTCACTATTCCTCTTTTCATAGATTCCCTCGCTCCATCGGTTGTAGATTGTCCTTCGCCCAAGCCTGGTACTTCTCAAACGACCATTTCCTGTCTTCATCACCAAAATCAGAAATCCCCTTGCTCAACTCGGGGCCTAACAGGTCTTCCATGGATTTTATCTTTGGTGCCCACGTACATCCGCAGTTGGGGTGACAGGGTGGATCAACATCCATCTCTTGATCTTCGGCGATCTCTTCCACTTCATCTCTAGTCTTCCCGGATCGTTCCGCACAATCTTCGCAAAGTCGAGCAGAGGACAAAGCTCTCGTAATCCAGATTTCTTCATCGAGTATGTCGTTATTTTCGTGATACAAATGGGTCCGTCCGAGATTAGCCGCGCGTAAAAGTTCTGTTCTGGCAATTCGAGTAGAGCGATATTTGTAGTCTGAGTCTTCATCCCCTATGACCTCCTGGATTTTCTTTGAAAGCGTTTGAACCGACTGACCTTGAAGCATCGCCAATGTTACCTGCGTCTTAATCTCGTTCCCCAATGTATAAAATTCCTTGGCGTTTCGGGTAACGAACATTGAGGACCAATCGCCCGTCACAAACTGCCTTATCTGGTTCTCGGCTGGCATGGCGTACTTTATGTCCACCGATGGAGGCGTGGATTCATCAATCACCCATGCGCTCACGTTGTAGGCATCCTTATACTGCTTGACCAAGGCATCAATCCGGTCAGTCTCAACCGATACGTGAAGCCTTTGAAACTCGGAGGTTAAAGCGTTTTGGATTTGGGCGTCTCCCTGGAACCTCTGAAAGTCCGCGAAAGAAACCTTACCATCAACCTGCATCTCGGTATGGATTCGGGTTATGTCGGCTGTCAACCTATCCTGAAACTCGTTCCACTTGTCCATGAGGCGGTCAATATAATCTTCAATCGGGGAAGACAAGGACTCGTCGGCATCATCCATCATCTGTGCAATGGCGGCCTGTCGGGTTGCGGCGTTAGGCATTTATTTTGTCATCTTTATGTATTATTTGAACTGTCCGAAGCAATCTTGAATAATCTTCATAAAGCTTAAGAAGAGATATAAGGTTTAAAAATTGTTTTGGGAAAATATAATCTTCAGATATTTCTTTAAATTCAAAAATGACTTTGCATCCCGTTCCTGTTTTGTATGGTTCGCAAAATACAATAGGCTCTTTATCAAGAAAAAACTTAATAAGTACTGCTTTGTTCATATCGTCCGTTCTGAACATTTTATCTCCTTGAATTTTTCTCGAATGACGGCCTTTAGCGCGGCCATAAAGGGGATTTGGTCCCTTTCCGCTTTCATCCGGCATTCCGCAAGAAGCTTATCGGCGGCCCCTATTTCAAATGAGTAAATAATTTCACTTGATGGCATAAGTTATCCTTTATGGGGAGTGTAACCCTGATTGTCCATCCACCAAGCCAATGGATATGGATTTGAAATCTCGGGATGCTTCTTCATGGCATCAACAGTGCCTTTCCATCCCGGAGGTGAAACCTCACCAAAATCAACCTTGGAATAGGGGTGTTTTTTAAAGGCTTCCCATTCCTGCTTGAATCCATCGGCCTCTGCTTCATCCACGGACCTCATCTGGGCTGGGAATGCGCCCGCACTCAAAGCTTCCTCACCGGCCAGCGTGTGCTTGGTCCTGGACCTTAGCCCACGGTGGATCATGTGGTGACCCTTCTTGTGTTCACCCTTAAATCCATGTTTCTCGGCCTCGGATTGTTTCATCTGGGTCTTAATCGACTTCTTCACGTCAGACCCTAACCCCATAGAGTTATTCTTATACTGGCTCGAAGGCTTAGTCGAACCCAATGGCTGGGCCGGTCCTAGTTGAGGTTTACCACCGGGAGCCGGTTTTGGAGCATTACTGCCTGGAGCCGCAGGGCCTGGGTTTTGTACTCCTCCCACTGCTCCGGCCGCTTGCGGTTGGAACAAGAAAGCCAACTGCGGATCAAGCTCTCTCTCCTCCTGTATCTTTGTCTGCGTTATTTCGTAATCATAGCTGGTATCGTCCATTTCCTTTGCGGCGGTTGTAGCGGCCTTTTCATGGTCCCAATATTCTTGGGATTCCATGAGAACAATATTTGCGAGTTTTTCCTTCCGGTCTTCTGGCGCAATCTCAGGGAAAATAACCTCGCAATCGTCGGAAACATTCGTCCCATGTGCCAGATTCCAATTAGCCATAACAATCTTAGCGATGTCCTTAATCGTGTACTCGAACTTCTTTTGGCGGCTCCTGAAAAACTTATAACTTGGTTCTGTCTTTGTAAGGGCATTGGCTCGGTTGCTCCCGCTTCCCCCGCCGACAAACTCAGCGGGCATTGATCCTGTCCCAGTTCCAATCTGTGCAAGCATCTCGTCATGGAAACCCGACTTTTCCTCACCACTTCCCTTGGGGTCGACAATCTCTAATTCAGATGATTCGTTGTGCGTGTAGGTTGTACCCGCCCCCAGGAAGTCAGTCTGAAGTCCGGCGATAGCCGTAACGTCTGTATCCTGCCCGGTGATTTTTTGGTCGAATACCAAAGCCGAATGATTGATAATACCAACGGCTTTATACCGCGTGATGTCCTGAAGCTCTTTTAGGTCGGGCAACGAAGCCAATAGGTCAGACCGGCCCCGCTTCTCGTTATTTTGGATGTTGATGGTTACATGGATAACTTCCTCGGGCTTTAACTGCTCGATGATGTAGTCGGCCAGCGGAACGCCATCAACGCTATAAAGCTGGTACTGGGTGGCGTACTGCACCCAATAGGCTTTGACCTTTCGGATGTCCTTTGGAACCGTTATCTTTTCCCACAAAGTCCCGGGGTCGATTGAGATTAGGTCAGTCAGCCCGCCGTCCATCTTGGGCATGTGGAATATAAGCTCTCCATTAACCGACAACATCATGCTGTATTGTTGGAGGTCGCGGTCTAGGTGTGTCCGTTCCGCGAACTCATCCCAAACCTCTTGGGCCTCGTCATCGATGAAGTCAACCTTGACTCCATCGCCAATGACAAAATATGAAATGGTGTTAATCGCGCTCTTGGCTATCCCGTAGTGGTTGTAAATCTCGAAGCAACGGGCCTGCATGTCCCACATGGCCTGGAGGTAAAGCTGTCGAGTAAACGGGCCCGGGGGATACTGGATGACATCACCCAAAGGCAAAATCTGGTTATCCATTCCACCCGTGGCAAACCCACCTTCCCAGTTCTCGATAAGGTTTCGTTTTCGCTTAGAAGCCTTTTCCTTTAGGGCATCATTGGCCGTCATCAACTCACCTGGCTTAATCCTATGTGCCCGTGTAAAACTCTCGACCTGCCCTTTCCTGCGCCTTCGTCCTGTTTCAATCCAGGTAATGTCAACAATCCTGGCGTAACACTCACGGCCTGTTTGTGGATCTATCCATCTCGGATACTTTGAAATGTTCTTTGGATCGCTTAGGTCATGTGATTCCAGCATCCTTGGGTCAAGCAACTGAAATGGACGCCACATCTCGGCCTCTAGGGCCTTGGTTTCTGCTATATAGTCCGGTAGGTCAATTTTGGAAATAACAGGACGGCTAAATCTTTTTGGGACGGGCGCGACTTCACGCTTTCCAGACAAAACTATTTTAGGCTTTGGCATCTTCGGCCTTCCTCTGATACTGGGTCTTTGGCTGTTCGTATTCGCGGAGGGATTCACTCTGTTTGTCGCTCCAGGGCAGGCCAAGTACGGGGTTGTAGAAGTTTTTGTGCTTCATCATAGATTCCATGTCTACAAAGCTTTTTCCACACTCGGAACAAAACCAACGTTTATCACCCATCACATCCACCCCAATCTTAACTTTGAAATCGGATTACCCAGCGTCACCATCCGGCGTCCATGATAAAACGAGTCCCCACCCAGGGTTATCTTAGCGGCTGGCTTAATTGTTTCGCCACCGTACCAACAAAGAGCGTCATAGTTCTGTGCGTGTCTAAAATGGTCCGGCCTGTTGCTTCCAAGTTGTACGTACCTCGCGGTCATTATACCCGTTTTCTCGTTTGTCTCAAGAATCCTCGCCACATTAGCGCAATGCTCCGCGAAAGTCTCCACGACCTCGCACCGGTGAGGCAATAGGTACATCTGTTCCCTAAGAAGGCGCTGGCTGGCGTCCATGGACTCGGTGCGGTTCACCGTGAGCTTATGTTCCTCATCGTCCCAGGTGTATCCGTCTTTTTTGTTTTCGATGTAGTAGCACCTAAACCCTCGATTTCCCAGCGCGTGAATTACCCTGTTTGCTCCCTCGGGGTCCGGGTTACCGTCGATCACAAACTTCTTGACCCCAAAGTTTTGCAGAACAGGAATAGCATCCTCAAGCGTTTCAACTACACCAAGCCATACGATTTCCCTTAGTTTTGGCCTACACGGCCTTGAAATGATGATGTGGTGGCCCGCTGTGGGGTTTACGTCTATCCCCGCGGTCGTTGGCCCCGGGCAACTATCCCACAAACCCGAATTACCGCACATTTTCAGGATATGGGCGGCTTCAATCCTGCTCTGTTTATCGCTCCAGGGTAGGCCAAGTACGCGGTTGTAGAAGTTGGCGACATTCAACCCCTTTTTGGACCTCTGTAAAATCTCGTGATAATCGGCATTCCAAACAAATATACGGCTTACGAAATATCCGCTTATCTCAATCCCTGGACGCTTTGGAACCCACTTGCCAGCCAGCACATTCAAAGGCTTTCGGCAATACCTACATGCCAAAAATCCCTGTTCGATACACGCAGGAAAAGGCATTCGCTCGGTAGTCACGTCACTTTCGTTCCACTCACCACAATGCGGGCACTTCATCGTCCAATACTTTTGATCCGAGTCCATGAACTGGGCATCTGTCCCAAAATCCGGTATCGTTGGATTTCCAATAATATCCCTGTGCTTATAAGGGCTGTCCTGCATACGCTCCAAGGCGATTTCAACGTCATTCGGGCTCATAAGGTCAAATTCATCGAATACCTCGCAATCCGCCGGCGTCGATTCCTTTTGTGTCTTACCCTGAAGCCCAAAGAAATAAGCGAAAGCCTGCCCGATCTGCTTGACTGTCATGTTGTCCACAACGGGAATAAGCGCTTGTAAATCAGGGTTTAACTCTACCAGCCGGTTAAACCTGGACTGCATGAAAGGGTAAAGGGCTGTATCCGTCGGGAAGTAATAAATTCCGTTCCACCCACGCTTTGCCACCTTGTGGATAAACCGCATGATCATGGTCATTGATAACCGGGTTTGGGAGCTTTTGCGGACAACTACCTGGCGGGACTCATCATCAAATATGTCAATCAAATAAGGGTTTTTACTCAGGTCAAACGGGTGGTTGTCCACCCTCTTGATGTGCTTCGTTGCCCAATAGTATCGGCTCAGGATTTCCGCTTGTGCCCTCAACTGCGGCGTATCTTTGAGCCCAAAGTCGGACGGCTTGGGCAGTTGCTGGGTCAAGACTTCCATTGTTCACCTGAATTGCTACTTGAGGGCTTCCTGTATTTTCAATCTTTTCACCGTACTTTTTAGGCAAAACCCTCGAAAGAATCCATTTCCTTGAATCAACCTTTAGGCGACGATGTTCAATCATATCGCCTTCGTAGGTTTCGGTTTCTCCCTTTTCGTTGGTCTTGGTTTTAACTCCTACTTCGGTGTTGTCGGATATTTCAATGATTTCCTCAGCCATCCGATCATAACCTATATCCCTCGCCCGTGCGTATTGCGTAGAAAATCCAGATACATCATCAAGCGCCCATGACCTTACCGTGGCTTCATGGGGCATTCCCTTTGATTCGCAAATGGTTCTAAGACTTTCACCTTTGGACAAGCGCTCACAAATATTCTCGGCAATCTCAGGGCTGTAGATTGTTGGCCTTCCTCGCTTTTGAATATCACCCATGGCATTAGCCTATCACTCGCACGTAAATTCAACGTTGTATCTACTCGGGCTAAAAGGAATAAATCCTACCCCCTCATGGTAAGGTGAAGTTGAGTTTATGGCGTCTATTTTTACTTCTTTTACGTTAAAAATATAAAGTCTATGGGGCATTTCAATAACTACGCGCAATTTTGAAGGCCCGATTTTGGGTATCTTAACCGGATAATAAGGTTGTTTAAGCTTTTTCTTTTTCATCCTATCAGCCTCTTGACTATTTCCAGTCGTTTCTCGTTGATCTTAGGGAGAAGTAGGTTCTTGGTGATGTAGTCCCATGATTTTGAGGCGTATTCTTCGCCTTTGTTTTCTTTCATCAAAGCTTGAAGCATTGGCCCAAATCCTTTGGGGTTTTCTGCGTCATAATTTCTAATTAGTCCCGGTAATGACCAAGCCTGTTCAATTTCTTGGTTGAAAATAGGAGCCAACACCTGGGCACCAATCCAAGAGGCATCCATCCAAGCGTTGTTTGACCTGCACCTGTTAAAATCGTTGTCCACCAATGGGCAGATCCAAATAGCCGGGTTCATTTGCTTTAACGTTTCGTAGTAGTCAAATAGGGTTGGTGTGTGCGCGGCGTACCCCACGTTTTGCAGTTTAATGGGAAACTCATCCTTGAAGGCATTGTACCACCACGGCATCATTCCGAAAAACAGGAGTTTCCATTCTGGATTGGCGCACATGACATCAAAAAGCTCTTTTCTTACGCTCATGAGGTTGGCTAAATGAGAAGGCGCGGCACCCCTCCAGATAATCAGTTTTTCCTTTGGTTTTGGCTCGGGTTTCGGGAAAGTTTCTAGGTCAAAAGCGTTTGGGACCGTAACGATTTCAGACTTGGTAAAATCTTTCAGTTTTTCCCCGAGATAATCCGAAGCCACGGTTACAACGTCTGCCAGTTGAAGGCATCCCCTTATGGTGTCCTGCATTTCCTTGGTGTTGAAAAGATAGGCGCTTGGCATATCCCAAGGCACGTCCGTTTGAAGATCATCCTCATCAATCCATATCTTTGAGCCCATACGCTTGAAGTTCATGCAGGCTTGAAGCAGATTCGGGTGGTTTGGCCTTTGCATGAAAACAAGGTCATAGAATCCAGCTTGATCCCACTCAGCCGGTAAAGGTCTTTGAGTGGTCCTTGAGACGTATTCCACGATGTAATCGTTATGCGGCCCCGGGGGTATTACCTGAACGAGTGTGCTTCCCGGTTTGGCCTTGTAGGTTTCGTATGGATATCCCTGATTCAGCTTTCTTTCGAGCAACTGCCACGGCCTAGCCCCACGATAAAAGCTTGTCGGGTCATTGTCCGGCGAGAAAACGAGTATCCTTTTCATTTCGCCCCCATAAGCTCGAAAGCTGTTTTTAGAATTTCTTTAGTGTCAAACATCACAGAACACATACAGAACCTTTGGTCGTTCGGTTCGTATTGGCACTTGTAATCCGTGGCAAGCGGGCGTTTTAACTGGCAGGCCCCACACTCCGCCTTTGTCATTATACCCGTCACATTATCCGAAACAATATTCTTTGGATAGTTCAGGGTAAATAACCCAATGGCGGGACAAGCCCCATCCGCAACGTGCAAGGGGCCTGAATCGTTTCCGATGTAAAGGGCGGCATGTTCACAAACGGCCCGGAGCATGTGGAGGTTGGTTCTCCCATTCAGGCTTATGATCCCCTCGCCCCTGGGCGCGTAATCTCCACCAGACCCAATCCCAACAACAGGGAAACCCTTTTGCCGTATGTGGTGGATAATGTACTGCCAAAACTCAACGGGCATCACCTTACCAGGCCATCCGCTCCCCATGTGGACAACAACGTATTTTTTACCCCAATCAAATCCAGGCTCTAGGTTTCGGGCCGCGAACCAGTCCAAAGCGGACGCTTTTATCCGTGTGGGCTCTGTTTTGACGTCTTCTATCCCAAGAGCAACCGAGGCATAGGCTTGCTCCATTGTTAAATCCCTTCGTCTTTCGTAGGCCATGTCCAAGTTTATAAATCCAGAAACCGCGTATTCTTCCTCTTGGCTGGTAATCGCCGCGCATTCACGATCCCGAAAAGCCTCTTGAACTTGGGTTATAACGACCGGCTTTCGTCTTGGAGTGTCCTTAAAGTATTGATCGTAAACTTCAAGTGTCCTCAAAACATCTCCGGTTGCCCCGTTCCGGACAAACCCAATGGTTAACTCGGGATGAAGGGCCACGTTTAATTTATTTACCTGTTTGTCGATTTCCAGGGCGTCCGCATCACTGTACCTATCCATGAAAATCTTATGGGTGTCCATTTCCCTTTGGTACAAAAGCGGGGACTTTTGAATTTTTTCCTCGACTGTCCGGCCCCGGGTCATTCCCTCGTTGTGGATCGTGGTGATAAGCGGGTCATAAAATACTTTCTTCCCATCTTTCCACGCCCGAAAACATAGGTCCGTGTCCTCACAGGAACAGGTTAGAACCTCATCGTATTTGTGGTCCTGCCACCAACTCTTTCGGACAGCCGCCGTTGCCCCAGTAACATAAAGCCGATAGGCAGGGATAAGGCATAACTTTGCTTGGTGTGGAAGTTTTCCCTGCCCATAGTGCCCCATGGCGCTGTAATTCCAAAATCTTCGCCCTCCCCCGTGCTGTATCCGCCCATCCGGGTAAAACAAAAGACCCCCAACAATCACATGAAGCGGATCGGCCTCAAAGTCCTTAACGAATTGCTCTGTTAGCCGCGTGGTAAATTCAACCCCCTGGGTTACGATGCACACGTAATCCGACACGTAATCCGTTTGGGCCTTATCTACTCCCATGTTCATAAGCTTGGAAAGAGAATCGTTTGAAGGATTACAGATATACTCAGCATTGAACATCCTGCAAATGCCCTCTGTCAGTTCACGCCCTGGCCCCCCATTGTCGGCCACGATCAAAGGATCATCAAAATGGAATAGCCGGAAGGTCTGAAGGCACTTGGTTAATGCGGACTGGTTCCCATACGTCAAAACCACATAGGTAACTTGGTTCATTTGCAAACCCTACCGTTGAAACCGCTTTCTTCGTCCTTCAAAACATCTCTCATCCCAAATTTTGGATTTTTCATCTAACACGCTCCATCCATTTATTTAAGACCGCCATCCTTTGCTCAAGCGTCATCCCCGCCAAGTGGACAAGAAAATCTCCGGTTTTCCAGTTTCCGGGCGTCTCAGGTGGTTCCTGCCTTGTTTCGCAGTCATAAGAGTTCATAAGGTTTTGATGGGTTTCAATCATGAATTCTTTCGGGTTCTCATGCATATACCTTTGGTCGTGTTCTCCACCTTTCTCAATCCAGGCTACCATCTCCATGTAATATTTTCTCGACCTCGGTGTAATTTTTATAAGTTGTTGGCTTGAGTTTATCCCCCCGCTGTCGCTCCCCACGATTATGTTGAAGTCCTTATACTCACCCGCAATGTCCTCAAGCTTTATCTCCATGTTCGTGATAATTGCATCACTCCCAATCGTAAACAGATAATCATTTTCTTTTCCGAGGTAAAGTTCTTGAAGGATTATCTCAGCGTTTATCTTCCCGGCGTAACAAAGCCTTTCATATCCGTTTCCCTTGAATGCCGGAAATATTCTTTTTTTACAAAAGTATCCGTGTTTGTGGCAATAATCCCGATGGTTGTTTCCGGTAATCTCAGCCATCAGCTTAAATGTTTCGTCGCAAAATGTCAGGACTGTAAACTTCACACGATCTCCAATTTAGGAATAGGAACAATAAATTTTCCACCTTTTTCTCTGTAAGCCTTCTGTCTCTCA